AGGAAATGCTTATATATTTTTTCATTAGAGAGACATATTAATAAAATTCTATATCTAAGAAACGAGGTGATGTAGTGTGGCTAATGGAGTAGGGAGGGAAGTGCTATTCGGTCTGGATAATTTCCATAAACCCAAAATGCTCTCCCTGAAAGATAGCATCGCCCAGCAATTAATTAATCTGCTCCTTATGAGGCCGGGTAATATTCCTTCTCAGCCTAATTTGGGTATTAACATAAGCAAGTATCTTTATAGTATTCAAGATGGGTTTGATGCTGAGATAATAAAACAGCAAATATACAGCCAGTGTTCCCAACTCATGCCATATATTTCTCTTGGTGAAGTTATGATTTTTGTAACCACATATAAAGGATTAGACTTACTTTTGGTTTCTATCCCAATCGTTTTACCTAACGATCAAACAAATCTTCTCATCGGTTTTTCAAATACTCAAAATGATATAAATATCGCATATCAATTCGAAGAAATGTCGGCCGCGGTTTAATACCCTGAAAAAAAATAAAAGAAGAGAGGTAGAACCACATGTCCAACGAAAATCTCAATTCTAATGGAATGAATTTGAGCGACATTAAAAGACAGGCTATGGAGCAAGAAGCTNAAAGGCAACAAGAAGAGAATAATGAAGCAGTAAACAACTCTAACTCTTCGCCTAATGAACAAGAAAACGAAAGCTCTGCAGAAAATTCATCCGTTAATTCTAAACCCGTTGATGAAAAAGGGAGCTCTGTTGTTCTCCCCNAAGACGATTCGTTTATTATGGCAGTCGATACCAAAAAAGGTTTCCATGTTGTTCCTGCTGATCAAGCACAACCCCCAGAATCCCCTTCGGGTTCGGGTCTGATCATCGAGAATAATAGANAAGAAAATGCACAACAGGGAGCCCTTGCAATTGCTCTCCCTCATGGTGTTATGCCTGAAACTGCTGAAAGTATTGCCAACTATATGAGGGAAATGGATAAGCAAATTGAAGAAGAACGACAAAAAGCTTTGGCTGCAGGTTACAATGAAGAAGCTGCAGCAAGAGGAGAAAAACAAACTCCNAAAAGAAGTGACGATGAAACCGATGAAGAGGAAGAATTTGATCAAGAGAAGTATGATAAAGCTATTGTCATTATNGATAAATCTGGAATGGGTCAAGTTATTAACTTCACCGACGAAGAGCGTGAGAAACTTAAAAAGGTTCGCTCCATAACTCTCAAAGAAGTCGAAGTACAACAACTTGAAACCCTGAAAATCCGTAAAGCTAAGAAGAATTCGGTTGATAAAATTCTCAATTACACTTCGCACGTACACACTACCCCCATCGTTCTTACGGCATCTGGCTATACTGCTGTGATGAAGGGACTNTCTACCTATGAGCTTATTTCCCTCATGAGCAGCAGCCAAAATGCTCTCATTGATGCTAGGACCAGATGGAGTTTGTTGCACAGCAAGATTGTCGATAGTAGCATTGGTAAAATGGATTTCGACGCATTCCTCAAAAATACTGCTGCTGTTGACTATAACACCCTCATTTACGGTGTGCTTGTTGCAACATATCCGGATGATGACAAATATCCTCTCCAATGTCCTAAATGTAACAAGAACTTTGAACATTCGTACAGTCCACGCTCTCTCATTAGAGCCGAGAAGATGTCTGACAGGCTGATGGAGCTCGTTAAGACCATTGTTGACGGTTCTCATACTGCCCAATCCGCTAAGGAAGTTCATGAGAGCTCTCCGCTCAATACGGTTAAACGTATTCTCCTACCTGTTAGTGGCTTCTATGTGGATCTCCATGTCCAAAGCGCATACGATCTTATCAATAATTCCATTGAAGCACTTACCAGAAATAATGAAGAGAAATATAACCAAGCTGCGGTTCTGGGTACGGCAGTTAAGCAATTTATTACTCCTGACCCGGAAAATCCTGGCGAATGGCTTGGATATGAAGACGCACTTGATATCACCAAACTCATTTACAATCTGAGGGATACTGACATTCTCACATTGACGAAACAAACCGAAATTATTATGGGTGATCTCTCGTTTGATTTCGGTCTGATGGATGTTAGCTGTCCGCATTGTGCACATCACGAAAAAACCATTCCGATTGACATTGAATCTGTCCTTTTTTACCGGTATCGACAGGCGATGAATACAGAAATCGAGTAAAACAGTACTATCAGTTTTACGACGAATTCCTTGAACTCTTCAAGGGACAAATCAGTCTTGATCAGGTGAAGCATGAGCTTCCCTATAGGGAAGCTCTCCTTCTCCGAGATGTGAGGATTGAACGTCTCAAAAAGGAGAGAGAGGAATTGGAAAAAGAGCGCAAAGAAGAGGCTGCTAGACAGCAAGCTGAAGCTGCGCGCAACAAAATTTACATCGCCAGACGGTGAGCACCCCTTCCTGTCGATACTGAAAGCTTTTGAAAGGGGTAAAGAGAAATGGCGAGAACCTCTGTTGATTCTTCCGCAGATAGTACTCATACGCTTAATTCGACCAATATTGTGAGAACTCCGGTTAACCATATCTGGCTTGTGAAATTATCTGGAGGTTATCTCACCTATACTGAAGTAAAAGCAATGGAAGATTACGAGTTCTATGAGATCTTTAATCATTTCTTACACTATGGTAAAGAATATATGTCCAAACAAGTAAAACCCTCCCAACAGGCTCCGATTGAAAATCCGGAGGAGAATGGTACATTGGCTTCTTCTCTGGAGGAGGGAGGGCATCATGCTTGATGTAATTACACTTTTCAATCAGCTAACTCACGATGAGTTAGCTGATTATTCACTATTCGAAAAAGTTTTGGAGTCGCACTACGAAAAATTTAAATATTTCTATCGTTTGATGGAAAATATTTCCCTTGAAGGAGTTAATAAGATACGCTGTTCTAATTCTGACAGTCCGGGAGCAATTGAATTTAGAATCGACTTCGAAAGTAATAAAAATCTCAGAGAATTTAATAAGGAATTTTCTAATATTGCAAAAACCTTTAAAGGTTATCCTGCAAAGTATTTTTCAGTCGATATTAAAGTCGATAAAAAATCCCTCTACATCACTATAGAGAACAAAAACATCTGTAGTGAGGAGGATATTTATGAAGATAGATTTAATTCCAACTAAAGAATTTATAGTTATAAACCGCTTAAAAGAAGTATCTGATCCCATTCTCTTTGAGAAGGGTAATATTCCAACAGCAAAGGGTTTGTTGTCTACTGAAATTTTCGGTGTATCTGTAAAAGAAAGACAAGAAAACTGGGGTTTTATTGACCTCGGTGGTCATTTCCTTCAACCTTTCATCTACAAACTTCTCAGAAGAATGAATAGAAACTTTGAGCATATTGTTCACGGTACGAAACGCTTCAAAGTCGAAAAGGGTAATCTTGTTGTAGATGAAGAAAATGGAGACACTGGCTTAGAATTTCTCTATAAAGTATGGGATGAATTAAATTTTGAGAAAAATAACAGTATGATGCGTAATGAGCGTATCGACGTTTTGAACGCATATAAGAAAGACACAATTTTTANGACCACATGTATCGTTATTCCCGCATTTTATCGGGATGTTAATCTTCAGTCTTCCCAGGTGGGTAAGATCTCCCACCATGAGATCAACGACAAATACTCGAAACTGATTCGCAATGCATCAATTCTCAAAAACGGAAACAGTTTTGAATTTGAGCTTAATGGTGTAAGAGCAAAAATTCAAATGACCTTAGTAGAAATTTATGATCTCTTGAAATCTAGAATTGAGAAAAAGCATGGTCTTATAAAGAAATCTCTTCTCGGTAAATCAATTGACTACGGTGCTCGCTCAGTTATTTCTGCTCCTGTATTTAAAGCAGAAAGACCTGAGGACATGATGGTGGATTTCTACCATTGTGGTATTCCTCTGGCCCAATGTTGTTCCTTGTTCACTCCATTTATTGTGGCATGGGTGAAAAGGTTCTTCCAGCGGGAGATTGAGAGACTTGGTAATAGATACCCTGTGATGAAGAAAAACGGAGAAATCAAGTATGTNCATTTAAAAGATCCTGAGCTTTATTTCAACGAAGAATATATAAAGAAACAAATCGACAAATTTATTTTCAGCTATGGGGACAGATTCGAACCCATCATGCTTCCTGTAGACGATCCTGAGTTCAAAGATGGCGTCTATATGAGTTTTGCAGGACGTTTCTTCAANCAAGGTGTACCTGAAGAAGAATCACCTCTTGTTGATCGTCCCGCAACATGGTGTGACGTATTGTTCCAAGCTGCAGTTGATGTTACATCTAATAAAATGGTATATATCACACGATATCCNGTACTCGACTATTTCGGAATGTTCCCTTCGAAAGTTACAGTACTTAGCACGCATGATACGGTGCCTATGTATGTTGGTTCTAAACTCTATAAAAATTATCCCAATGTTGATATCAAAATGCCCAAAGATAAAGTATCTGTATATTTCGTCGATACCATAACAATGTCAAATCTTTTCCTTCATGGTCTCGGTGGGGACTACGATGGGGACCAGGTTACAGTAAAAGGTCTTTATTCGCAGGAAGCTAATAGAGAGGCTGAAGAGATAATGATGGGGAAACATCACATCTTGAATATCTACGGACAGAATATGCGTAAAACGACCAACGAAGGTATTCAGACGCTTTACATGCTTACTAAATTTGAAAAATGATAGAACCAAAATAAAAAAAGATAATAGACTATATGCATAAAGCATTTATAGTCTATTATCTTTTTTCGTATTTTATTGGTTATTAAATATACATTATAGACACGAGTATAAGAAATAAAAACCAATAACGCGGGAGGTGCCGTATGAGAATTACACTCACGGACAGGATTCTGAGAAGCGGTCCCTATGAGGGCGAGACCGTTGGTAGACCGGCTTGATTAAAGTTTGGTCGTTGAAATATCCCATAGGGGGAAGACCCCCTATGGGATATTTTCTTATTTCTTAGTAACCTTATCCGGCTTAATATCTTTTTTTTCTTGATTTCGTGCATTTGCATTATTCTTATTGGAGTTATTTTTTTCTTGTTGTTTATTTTCTTCCGAGGAAGGTTCATTTCCCTCTACCTTATTATTTTCTTCACTTTCTTCAGGTTTCTTGTCAACTTCAGCATCCTCAACCTTGGTAAAATCAGAGGGTACAGGAATTTTGGGGTTTTTGTCAACGGTAACTTTTTCTTCTTGTTCTTGCTTAGTAAAATCTTGCTTGAAGTTACTAAGGGTAAGTTTAATTTCTCTTCCGTCAACAACTTCGTACACAGGGATTCCTGCAACCAGCATTTGTTGGATCACATCAAGATCTTCCNTGTAAGGAGTGACAATAGGTCCATAGACGCCTTGTTTGGCATAAATGGGACCATTATATGGAATATGAATACGTTTCGTTGGTTTCATTTGTTCCACCCTTTCATATTAGTTATTACGGATGTCTTCTTCGATGCGATCGATCCGTCGCTCGTTTTCTTCAATCTCTCGCTGACAACGCATGGACTGCATAGTGTTACCACGTTTACGGAAGAATTCTAATTCTCCACGAAGACGTTCATTTTTTGCCTTGAGTCTGTTAATTTCCCGCTTCAGCTCTTCAATATGTTGAGGTGAGAGCTTCGTTACTGTAGCAGCAAGATTTTCTACAAGGGTAGAAATCTCTTGCTCAACCTCTGCTTCCTCGACTTCAGAGCCACTATACTCGGGAATAGTCTCTACGAGTGCTTTGATTTCAGGATCATTTTCAGCACCGATTACAACATAGTCAATATCATCGAGAAATGCATCACGGACTTCATCAGAAGCCTCGCTTGCATTTTCAAGAATAGCATCAAAGAGAAAATTTTCATTCTCTTCAGAACGCAAGGCTTTCTTCAATCCTTCAATCAAATTACCCAACCTCCTTTCAGGTAGACATAAAGATTAAGGATTTGTTTAATTAATATACGAGATAAATTAGTTTGATTAGTTATTATCTTTTACCAATGACGTCTCAGTCAAACTTTCAGAAACAGACTTGATTTCATCTTCGATCTCTTCTTCTTCGCCCCCATATTCAGGGAGATCATTGACAAGCGACTTAATTTCCGGATCGTTTTCAGCACCAATGGTTACAACATCCGGATCGTCCAAAAACATACTCTTAATTTGGTCTGCAGAATTTTCCAGCAGAACGTCATTAAAGAGCTCAGCCTGCCGATGTTCGTTAATAGCCTTTTTCAGACCGATAAGCATTGCTTATTCCACCTTTCTCCTAAATCTTTTTATGGTAATGTTTCGATAATTCAATTAGTTCCCATAAATTCAGCATATTTTTTCTTAATAATGAATAATACGATGGGAAGTAGTATGAAAGTTTCAAAGTTATAATCCATATAAGTATTATAGTCTCGTAATTTATCTATATCAATTGTATAAACGGAATCAATTCCTTTGTTGAAGTATTTAATGATGAGTTCCCATACAATATTATCATCACCCACGATTTCATTCTTTGCAATTTTCGTGATTAATTCATATGGAACATAGAAATTATCCCCTCTACCTAGCACTATATCACGAGCTCTATGCTCACGATAGACTGAGAAAATTGAGGTAGNATTATTAATATAATCTATACGATACATATATTTTTTGTTATAATCTATTTTACCCATTTCCAATGCTTTATAAATACTATCATTATATTCAATAAGGAATCTATGGTCTTTCCGTTCAGCCGTTAGATAGCAAGTCATATAATTATTCTTCTCTCTAAAGAGTTCATTGCTGTTAATAAATTCCGATTGATATCTGTCATAAAGTAAATTATACGTGAGTTTACCTGCTTCAGCTTCATTAAATAAGAAAGCGTTATATTTTTTATTATAGAAGAAAATTTTGTATCGTTCAGCGATTAAAGTATAGACTTTATTCAATTCTATAAGACGAGAGACATCTTCTTCTTTGATGAGGCACTTTTCCGCTGTCCCAATGTTAGTAAAAATACAATTATATTTATCAGTTACTTGTTTTTCGATTTCATTTTTATCATTATCTGTATATTTTATCTTAAAACCAATTCTATAAAAATTGTTACTNTTGATAGTGTCATATGAAATAGTCGTTACTTGGAAAAGATATTGTTTACCAAGATAATCGATGATAAAAAAATCATAAGGGAGGGGTTTAACTGTATTAGGNAGAATAATACCTTCTCCGTCATATTCACTGTCAAGACCTTGATCTTCATCTTGTAAATCAAGAATTATTTGCTCTATTCCGTAAATAGGGAAATTTGTAACCTTATTGTATCGAATAGGTGAATCGGCCCCAATAATCCTTTCTACTGATTGGAAACCATTATCGGCGGTGCTTTCGATATTGNTAACATTGTAGTATGTTGTAAACGTAGGAGTTTTATCTAGAAATCTTGAGTATTGTGAATTTAGTCTATCTTCCATCATGAAGACACTGTCATTTATAAACTTTCTCTCATCTAAGAGAAAAGCCATTATAACCTCACCTCACAGATTTTACACTTAATTATATACTTGTTCCCCTTTAATATTTTCCATGGAATCATTGCACAAAAATAAAAAAAATAAAGTACAGTCACTATGATGACTGTACTTTATTTTTTTTCACTCATTCCTTTTATTAATTTATTACCCAGTTTATAATAATCATCAACCCATGGACCTTTCATTTTCCAATAAAATGGTCTAAAAAACTTATAACGCGAATCTCTAACTAATATACACTCATCTTCAATACGAATGTAAACGATAACTCCATTGTAATATTTATATTTATCGCTTACAGCGGCATTTTATGGCACTAAAACAAGATTTTCTACTAAAACTATTTTAGAAAAATGAAATGCTGGACGATAATTGCTATCAAATGTACGCATTTTATTATAAATTTTACCCGGTAAAGCAGAGATATTTAATTTCTTCATTTCCTTTAAAGTTACTAAACCTTTTTTCTTCGATTATTTTGTCAGAAAATAAATGTGTATAAATTTTTTTAAAATTATCCAAAGCATTAAACAGTCTGTAATTAAAGATAATCATATCCGCACCCTCTTTATTTTTATTTTATTAGCAGGAACTCCATAGTCAGCTTTACCATTTACAAATATTTCGTTATAAAATACATTGAATTCAGAAACCCATACCTTAAGTTCATCAATCATTTTTCTATAAATCCTAGGACTGACATTACTATCTGAAAATATATTTACTACCACATTTCCTACAACGCCCATCTGAATAAAGTACTTTATAACATTTGTGAAAGCCGCACCATTTACTGCGGCATAAATCATATTTTCTTTTTCCCCGTTAAATATGTGACTGTATATTCCGAGGATGTCAAATATACCTTCCGCCACATTCAAATAAATNGNTTTATTTGAAAGAAGATCGATTTCGTTCGGAATTGTATAGAATTTTCTAGTGTTGTCTATATTTTGGTAAATCGAATATTTTTCATATCTTCTGAGTTTATTGTCAAATATATTTCTAAAGTTTATAAATTCGTTTCTAGTTGTCAAGAACCCAACATAGTTTTCATGAAGTAATAATGCTTTCTCTTTAGAAACAGTCAACTTTTCTATTCCATTATGTCTAAGAAACTGGGGAAAATTAAATATAACTTTCATTTTAGTTAACTCTCCGAAAGAGAAATCTGTCCCGAGCCGATTGTTAATATAATCTCTCTTTAAAATATTCAATTTATTATTTACATCAACATCCGGCACTTCAAGATCAAAATTGTTGTCTTTAATACCGAATTGCTTGTTAACTGACTTCATAGCTTTTTTGTTATAAGAGATGAGATTGCTGTTAAGTTGTAAATCATTAATTTTCAGAGTTCTGAGGATCGAGGGGGTCAGTATTCCCGACATCCCACAATCAGCTCTGAAGCAATTGAACAATACTGGTTCATCATCCATTAGATTTATTCGTATATAAAAGTGAGCACTTCTTTCATTTTTCTGACTGTCCCCACAAAAAGGACATCTTATTGCAACCTCAGTTCCTTTTGGATAGAAAACATCAAGTTCAGAAAGTTTATTATACAGACGAAGTTTAAATTCTCTGTTNTTCATTATTATCACCACCNATCTCATATTTGTTGATCCGTTTATATAAATCTAGGTTTCGATTTAATAATATATAAACTAAAAAAATAGAGGGGAGAACTATTTAGGTTCTCCCCTCCTTTTTATAATTGAAACCGAGCATGAAGTATCTTCCTGTTGACGGATGAACTACACCTATTTCATATACCACAGTTTCATCATCTCTTGCTTCCTCAGCAATTCGTTCATATATGAACTTATCTTCTTCATTACCGAGTTCATAAATTCGATGATGTGTGACGGTTTGTACCCTATTTTCTGTGACAACTTTAATCGTATTACTGAGTACGTTAAACAACCATTGACCAATCTCTTTTCCATATTTATCGATAATAGAGTCAAGATTTGTTGTTACACTTTTCATTTTTTGATCAAAAGCTTTGAAAGATATATTTTTGAATTTATGTGGTGTGTTTAAATAATAAGGGTTAATACCCAGACAACCTTTCAAAATGTCTCGGTATTGATACTTATAAATAGTTTCAGCTTGTTTTAGACGCAGATTGATGTAATTGTATAGTTCCCTCTTTATCTGTTCATCTATAAAAGAATAAGTATATCTTTCTTCTAACTTTTTTATATCGATATTGGCGTCAATAAATACTTTTTCAGAGAATGATTCTACAATGGCTTTTATTTGATTTGTGTGCTCATCAGAAATTAGATCAGTTAATTCATCGAAGGCACTAATGTCAAACAAGGTTATGTAAATTCGATTTGGTTTATATGGGAGTTCAAAAGCATGAGGTCCATAAAATTGGTCGACCATCTGATTTAGGATCTTATTTGCTTCAAACCATTCTGGAAAAATTCTATTTGAAGTAGAATCAATATTCATTATATATCACCATCTTTCTTTTACTATTCATTTATTTTTCAATTCAAAATATTCCTGTAATGATGCTAAGTGTTTAGTCCTCCTCATGAAAGTTTGTTTTGTAAAAAGCGCAAGTTCTTTATAATCTTCATCACCAAATAATTCATATAGGGTCATGAAGTCATTATATTCATCGAGCAATTCGTCCACTTCTTTTCTAATATACTCGATCATTTTTTCAACATCGAAATTAGGTGAATCTTCATACCACTTGCTAATTTTAATCACCCCACTCTTATTTATTATAAAAAAATAAGGAGAAAGACAGTCGAATATCTGTCTTTCTCCTTACTGTTATATCTGATTTAAAAAGTTCAAGAATTCATCAGACAGGATATCCGGCGTATTGATTTCAATCTTATTCCCAAGCTTTTCTGGATAATCATAATCCACTATCGTGAAATGAGAGTTGAGAAGGATTGAGAGTAGATTTATGATAATGTTGTTTTTATTCAGCTCATCAACTANTATACCGAATTTTTCTTGGAGAATAGATTGATACACCGGAGAGTTACGAACCTTTTCCAGAAACTTCTGATTCTGAATAGTCCGTTTGATAAGCTTTTCAACGTTTCCGGATAAGATCATAGGAAGATAGATGAATCCTTGATATTGGAGACGTTTTTTCAGTATCAACATGAGCTTGATATATTGAGAGCGTGTCAAGAGATTAATATCTCTATACCCACCGAAATACTTCGCATAGAAGTAACCTACGAGCTGAACTTGAAATTTGTTGATCTTGTGATGTTGCTCGTAGAATCTAAGCTCATCTTTGTCGATATCGATACCGAATCGTTTCTTTATCTTTTTGATCGTCTTCTTTATATTAACAGAAGACAAGATAACCAAGGACTCATCNATTTTGGCCGAGTTCATTTCAAGCTTATCAATACCGCTCAAACCCTCTGAGTCCTTCGTTGTGGTCAATTCTCTCATCGTATAGTTGTATGGTGTTATTGAAAAGAAGCCAAGCTGTTTATCCAAGACAACGGAGTTGAAACTGATGATGTTTTTGTGGAATCTATATTTCACCATCGTCTCGGAAATGATGTTCTCTTTCAGCAATGTGTCCATATAGATAAGCGGGTCCATACCCATGATCTCCCGCTGATTCCATATGACACTGTTATTACTATAGTGCCGTTTTATCTTCGACTCTACAGTTATTCGAAGTTTCAGATAGATATCAACCTTGTCGTCCCACATATAGAACAGATGTTCATAGAAGATGAACAATGGGGTCTCTTTGTCCTTGATGATGTTATTCCTATTGATATAGTGGAACAACACCGGAACCATGAGTTTCATTCCCATTGAAATCTTCATCATGATTTTTGCGTGCTCATTGGTGAATTCCAATGTCTCCGCATACTTGATGTTGTTTTTGGACTTAAGGTCGATATAATAATTATCCTCAACCATACGGTTAATTTTCTCTTTCATCGATTCGGTAAACAATACCGAGTAAAGCATTTTGATGAAAACTTTTCTTTTGATGCGTTTTTTCTTGTTGTCGATTTGATGCTTGAGCATCAGGTAAGCCATAAGCAGCTCATTATCCGTATCGTAAAACTTGATGAAATAGTTAATATACAAAGCAATTTCGGGCAACTGTTTAACATAAGAATCTTTCTTGATTACGAATACGTTAAAACCTTTGTTACTCTTCTTGAAAATTTCATCAAACGGAATAATCAGAAGCTTTCCGTCACAACGAACAATCTCGTCTTTAGGATTCTTATAGACGATCTCATTTTCACTCGCTCCTTTAGCCCATTCATCAACCCTTATAAAATCCTGCTTATTCATTATCCCTAACGCCACCCTCTATTTTAAATTTGTTTCTCCACATCCTACCATTATAATATATAATTTATTTAGGCCTTATTCTCGATATGGATGATTTGCGAGGTTTAATTTTTCCTTTGTCCATAAATTTTATTAAATCATCATCCTTGGATTGTCTAGATGTGGAAGTGGCAGTTCTCTTTGTGATGCCCGTTGTTTTATTAGAGGATCTGTTTTTGGAAGAAGTATCTTTCTTGGATTTCCTTTTTTCTTCCTCTTCTTCGCGCTTAATTCTATTATTTTCACGCTGGATTTCTCTTTCAATAGTCTCAGTATGTCTAATCTTTTTAAGAAACTCATCCTTGTTAAATTTTTTAGCTATGAGTTCAATAGCCGACTTTACCATATACTTAGAAGCATTATTCAAAATATGCTGACAAGCAAAAAAGATGGTTTTTTCATAACTGACGATTTCACCAGGATTTCGAGTAACCGGAGGATTTTCGAATACCCTCTCATCAAATTTACCAGCAAGTTCTTCCACAAAGAGTCCGTTGAGGTTAAAAGCATAAGCATATGTGTACGTAAAACTAGGGCTGTTTGAGAAGAATTTTACATAGTATTGATTGAGATTTTTATGTTCTGTGGCACCCTCAGATGGTATGAAGTGAAGGACTACGTCATATGTATTCCTTCTTTTAGTATTTTCACTAGGTATAATCAAATGAAAAAAATATGATTGACCATAGCTATAAATCGTCACAGAGATTTTTTTATCAGGTTTTGAAAGCAACAACTCCAGGCGATTTCGTAAATCATTTTGAATTAACTGTCTACCGGGAATGGCATTGCTGCCTTTACCCATCGGATTGTCAACAAACTCCCTAAGCGTTTGGAGGATAAACATAATAAACCCCCTTGTATATATCAATAGGGGATGGTGGTTCCATCCCCTATTGATATTTATTTTTTTATTCGATGTCTGTGTCGCTTTTGATGGTCAAGAATTGGTTACTGCCCATGATCAGCGCAACAATAGAAGTTGCGGCCTTTGTGATTTCGATATCGGTAAAGCAAGGATTGATAACATCCGAGCTATATTGGTGTGTTATAAGGTTGTAGACTTTTTGATCTTCAACACACTTATCTACGATTTGCATAATTTCTTCATCACTCAACGAAGTTCCTTCAAAACCATTTTTCAATACAATAGAAAATACCGAACGAAATGCTTTACTAAAGAGAGTGTAGATAGTTTCTTCATATTCGACTTCCATGGTCTCTTTTATAAGATCTTTGATAATGATCGGAATAATCAAATTACCACCAATGTTGTAACCATAGTTGAACGCAGATTCACATGCGCGAACTGCGTCTTCAACAAGGTCAAAATTTGCACCTTTTTCGAGCGAAGAATTACCACCAACATGAATAACACCCATTTTTCCGGCAAGCTTAGAAACACGTTTCTTGAGATCGTAAACTTCNGGATTGGGCACATTGAGTTCCATATTGGTCTCTTCGGCTTTTTTATATTTGGTGATTGCATCAGTCAACGCAACCTTATAAAGTTCTTCATTTCTCTTTACGAACCCGCTAATCGTCGTTACAGACGGGCCGATCGTGATCTTCTTGACTTCACCAACGAAGTCGTCGAGGGGGAACAATTTTTCTTTCTTATTTTCTTGCCCTTCTTCACTCTCATCCTCTTCATTGAGTCCAAGAAGTTCCCTCATATCATTTTCCCGGAAGATACGGCATCCGGCCATGATTGAAAAATCGTTGTAGAATTCGTGTTGAAGATTATTCACCAACGTTGCACGAGCATAGACAACCTGAGTGGTGCGGGATGCTTTAACCTCAAGTTGTACAGTCGAACGAAGGTAGTTCAAGAAAGTTTCATCGTATCTAGGAGCGATAACGACAAGTCTGCGTCCAGATTGCATTGCAACTTGAATCACATGTTGGATAACATGCTCGAAATGATTTTCCCTATCGACCCTATGATCAAACATGAGAATCAACGGGTTATTAATTTCACATGTTCCATCGTCAGAGTTATTGATATAGATGGTATCCAAATAGGAAATCGGAGCTTGATAACCGTCAATGATTTCAAAGAATGTACGATTTGTTCTCGATTTAACATATTCGATGGATGGATTCTTTGTTTTCTCATAGATTTCTCGAATCATACGGGCGATNTTATCGTCCCCGTTAGTGGAAACGAATGCCAATTTATAAATCTCATTGAGACCTTCCGTAGTTTCAATGTCGATCTTCTTGGACCGTTTAAGGATTTCCACAGAAATTCTTTCTGCAACCTTAGTGAGAGAGTCNATGAGATCTTTGGGACGAATTTTGCTCAATACAGGGTCGGATTCGATAGTTTTGAGAAGTTGGTTAGCAGCAACGATAGAAGAAGTACTACCATCGCCGACTTTGATAACTACTTGTGCCGCAATATTCACAAGAAGTTGCATAATCGTGTTGTCAATGCTTTCAGAAAACTGAATTTTTTTGAGGATGTTCCAACCGTCTTTCGTAATGTGAACATCCCCAAACCTCTCAATAATTGTATTAGAACCGGCGGGACCCAGAGTATTTTTGAGCATTCCTGCCACAGATTCAAAAACAGCACGCACTCTGTTTCTGAACGTATCCCGATCGATTACATTCCATTTACTCAATACCTTAACATTTTCGGGAGTTGCAATAGTTTCGCTCATCTGATCTTTCTCCTCCTGTATTTTTATGGTCTTTCTTCATAATTACTGGCTATATTTACCAGCATCCGGTAAAAATATTAGCCCTGTAACTATGAATCTCTAATAAAATGTTAGGGGAGTAGTAGAATATTATCTACTACTCCCCATTTTTAACCGAATGCAAAATGTTCTTCTGTCAAGTCTAGAGGCACGAATTGAGCAAAGTCGAATCCGTATTTTTTGGCCATTTCTTTGCTGTCTATTTTAAGACTGAGCTCCCCATTTTCATCAAGCTTAAAATTGTAGCCATAAGAAGCTAAGAGAACCGTTGTATTTTTTAATTTATCCGTAGGAGCTATTTTCATAAGCTGTGTAATGTCATTTAAGACAAAGGCAGTTATAGGTTGATCCACCTTGGATACAACTTCCGCTAAATCTCCAACAACATATGAGATTTTTTCCATAGTCCCTGCAGTTGTTTGAATATCTAGATGTATTCTTGGATCATATTTGGGCGAATAGATGTAGATCTTCTTTGTAAAACGTTGTGATATTAATAACGGTAGTGATTGACCAAATTTAAGCAGTTCTGAAGCACTATATAAATTTGGAATGCGCGATTTGAGTTCTATTAAGGTCCCTTCATAGTCAAATTCTTTTTTTGCTAAATATTCAAACACATTGACTTCCGATCTTTGTACACACAATCGGGTCAAGTTTTTAAAATTATAGTCTGAAATTTCTTCTAGATTAAGGTAATCAGAATAAACATCTTTATATTTTTCGAGTATGGTATAGAGTAATATAGGATATGGACTTTTAATGACTTCCTCGTAAATCATAAAAAATGTTTCGGTTTTATATCTTTCGGCTGTAGGGTCCCACATCCGACATCACCTATTTTACTCGACATTAAGCATCCGTTTGAAGTGATCCAGCGCATATTGTGCTCTGGAAAGCCAGGAATTTTTCTTGGCAATAGCTTGACGTGTTACTACCTTATCCGGCGAATTTTCTCTAATTGCTTGAGAAATTACATTAATGATATTATTTACATCTCCGAAGTAAACCACGTCGCGGAACTTTTCAAGCTCTTGCATCTTAGATGCAACAACAGGTTTACCCGCACTGAGATATTCATAACATTTAACCGGGTCGCAACCCGAAATCATTTTGGTAAGTTTAAACGGAATAATTGCGACATCNAACCAAGAAAGATACCTCGGAAGCTCATTGTATTTCTTCATCGGTAAGGAAGTAATATTTTTATGCTCGATGGGGATATTGTAGAGGTTATTCCTGCCGATCANTACCACAGGGAAATAGTCGGCAATGGTTTTTACCAACTCTACATCCAACCAGGTATAAATTGCTCCATAATAGCCGATAAGGAATCTATTTCCTACCGTCGGCATATCTCTAGGACGTTCCAGTCTCTTTACAGCAGGTGAGAAATGGTCATAGTCTGCGCCATTGGGAACCAGAATTGTATTTACACCACGTCTAATATGTTCATCATAGATCNCCTTAGCGCTTGCACANGTAAGATCTGTTTTTTGCTCCATAATAGGAACTACATTTTTCCAAGCAGAAAATTCATCGGTAGCGAGATCGCACGAATCAAACACAGACAGATCGTGCGGTGTTTCGTCGATAAATTTTCCTTGATTTACAGCAGCGTAAATAACAACTTTACCCTTAATNAGATGCTTATAATCTACACCCTGCTTGACAATTGTGAAGTTTGGAAGATCCTTAAATGGTCTAACAATGTCCGGTACGTTTGGAAAGATATTTGCGGGATTGATATAAATAACATTGGCCCCTGCTTGGGCAAATGCTTTCATAAGTTGCTGAGGTCTTTGATGCATAAAGTTATAATCCATGGACGGCGGATAGATTATCGTGATGGTCTCTTTCCCCATTGGGTGATTCACTCCCTCAGTTATTTTTGAACCTCAGGTAAAAGATATTTACCCGGAGCAAATACATGGGTTGCCTGAATACTAGTGTCACAATATAGCTTATAGCCGGCTTTTTGCGCCTCTTCACAGAATACATAGTCTTCTCCATATGTTTCATTAAGTCCATAACGCACACCGGCTTCAATAACATCTCGACGAATTATGTAAACTGCACCGGTTGTATCCACTTCTAATATTCCAGATCTGAGATTTTTTGGCTGTCTACCTTTAATTAAGATATTGTGCGCATAAATAACATCAGAATTTTTAATTAATGCAGAAATAATAGCTTTTCCAGACATAATGAGATCAATAATAGTAGTTGGACTATCGAGTATGATATCACTATCTATAGAGAATGCGTATTCACAATCAGATTTGAGGAATTCCTCAAGAAATACATTGCGAACTGTCGCAAGATCTTCGAAAGAATAATGACCTCTTGTCCATTGTTTTCTGGGATGTTCGATATCATGAANTACATAATTAATCCCGTTCTTTTTAAGAATCATTTCCGTATCGTCAGTGCTGTTATTCAATACATAGCAATATTTTGGAATGATTCCTTGTTGTTTGAAGAGTGAGTCTAAATGCTCTTGGAAGACCCACCCTCTATTACGAACAGGACCGCCAATGAAGACTTTATACATGGGATACACCAACCTCGCCCCGTTTAAGTATAATTATAGGTTTGTACGTTTATTAACGATTTATATTTTAACAAAAAAAAGAGACTATGATAGGAATAGCTATCATAGTCCCTTTTTGTTAAGACATATAGTTATCAATGTCGTCGAGGTTAGCTAATGTAGCAGTAGGAGCTTCATAGCTACTTTCTCCACGGGAGGACGATTGATTTACATGGCTAGTAAATACTCCACCTCCACCACTATTGCGACCATAACCATAACGTTGTTGGCTAGGTACGCCAACTTTGGTGGCGATATCTTCAATTCTTCCCATGAGTTTATCACGGAAGAATTTGTTTACGAAGCGATCCGCATGAACGGTGGAATTGGACAAACCAATTTTAGCAGCCTTGAGTACTTCATAGAAGGTANTGAACTCACTCTGAATATTTTGAGTGATTTCAAATTCACCTTTTTCTGCATCATAGTTATCCACCGTATATGAAGTACGGAAATTATATTTGATAAACTCCTTAGGAAGCATGGTCTTCTCATCCAGACCTTTGAAAATAGCGAAATATACAACTGGAGTATCATCCTCAATTTGTACACCGACACCAACCAGGGTGTCACCACCAACGGGAACACCTTTAAAGATCTTCTTCTTGTTTTCAATAGCCGGAAGAATGTGTTCCTCGATTTGTTTGNTGATTACAAGCAACTTTTCAAGAGTAATAGCAGTCGAGATGACTTTCGAATAATCGAAAAATTCATTTTCCGACCGTTTCGATTCATCCAACGGAGGATGAAGTTTAATGGAAAGAAGTGAATTCCAGTAACCAATAACCATTGTCGACGGGGAAGACCCCTGGCTATTTTTGAATTGAATTGCGGTAGTGTTTATGTTGACTTGTTCACGGTTGTTTGAATTAGATTGAAGATTCATCTGGTTAGCCTCCTATATTTTTTTAATTATTATAAAGTTTTAAATATAGTATATTATTATTATTTATGGCGACAATTTTCCCTTATTCTTCCTATTTGGTAGATATGGATAGAGCTTTGTCCAATCGTCATCTAAAACGTTCTCAACCCATCTCTCACAAACAAGGGTGCTTGTTATCCATTGAAGGACAATCTTCTTTCAATTCCCCACTTTTATATGCATCAATTACTTCAAGTGCGATATATTTTTTAATACTGTCGAAGTGTTTATCCATGTCAATTCCTTTTTCCAATGCGGCAATACGTTCTTCTTGATATTGTCTACACAGTTGAATAATACGTTTTAATCTATCAGGTTTCATGTAATGTCACCTCTTTATTTTAGAAAAATTATTAAAATAAAGGAATTTTAAAAAGCCCAAGAGTGTTTACCTCTTGGGCTTTTTATTCATCTTTCTAAGTCGTTTTTCGAGTTCCCTACGTTGCTTGCGATTCATAAACGGAATAACATTCCCGGCATCATTTACAATATCTCCGCCTGGAATCGAGTCAGCCACAAATGAATTATCGTGCGCTATACCATACATTGATGCAGCTTGATTTTTTCTAATATTTCTAGCCATGAATTCAGGCATCTGAATATCATTCCTAGAAATAATTTTGCTCTCTTTTAATACTCTTTTATTGATTTCCCTCATGGCTTCATTATCTTCCAGTTNGGAAATATTTTCTACGGTATCATTATGAATTTTTACTTGAGTTTTAAGATANTCTCCCATGTCAGTCTCAAGTTCTTCTTTGGACAAATTTTCNTCAGCCAATCTTTTTTCAATTTCTTCCNGCATGAGTTCTTGTTTATCGATAGACATTTTTATCCTCCTCACGGTTATTATAGAGAATAAAAAATGCTATTTTCTGACATCCTTAATTTTAAATCTCTCTATCGATTCATTGTAATCCCTCTGCATTATACGCTTTATCCAAAATTTGTACGGCCACGGGAAGATATTGACAGGTTCCCCATTTTTCATGAATGCTCGTTCTTGAATTAAAAACGTATGATTTAGGATGTAATCGTATCTGTGATAAAAATTAAGAGCATCCCATTCACTTTCGAATATATATGTGGCTTCGGTATATTTGTCAAATTTAATATATACTTCCCAGATATCGGGTTTTTTCTTAAAAAAACTGAAGATTCTTTTTATCATATATTTAACCTCTTTCTTGGATTCCTCCTCTTGAATAGGAAAAATAAAGGAATTTAAGACAATGTATATTGAAAAATTAATTTTATCGATGTAAACATACCAAACCAATCATCAATTATTTTTTTTATACTAAACTTTCAGAATGTTGCTGATATATTCTCTCTTGCTACTTCTTATAGTTTGAATACCGAGAGACTCCAATACTGAATAGAATCTCTTGAGATTGTCTGTCACAATTGTCCGATAGTCAATGAATGGAATAATCCAATCTGGAATCTTTTTAACGTTTCGAGGCAATGCAATCACTTGCACACCTTTTTCTGCAATTTTCTTTTCTTTATTATTTAATATTTTCTCAACGATGATCTCGTAGTGTTCCGGACTAACGGCCTTAACCTTTTCAATTTCTGTCGGAGTTGCAAGTTTAACTTTAATGAGGTCAGGTTTTTCAGGTAATTCAATAATATTGACCGGATACAAATAGTTCCAAGCAATTACAGCTCTGACCCCTTGCATTCTCAAAGGATCGGCATATGATTCAAGTTCCTTAACCGATGTCGGGATAAGGAAACTTTTTTCGCCATTTTTCAGAGAGTTAATGATAATCTCTTCAAATTTCTCAAGATCTCTCAGAATTTCACCAACGTTAATCCTATTGGCTTTCAAGATTCTTTCTTCAATAATTTTAGTGAAATATTCTTTGGTTTCTTCCCTGGTTGTAGACTTAATGAAGTCCATACCTTTGATCTCGGTTTTCTCAGGGAATATTTCTTTACCTTCACGAAGTCTGACGCTTGCAAAATATCTTTTCTTCTTAGTCGACAAAACAATCCGGCTAAGAAGATATTCGTTTTTCATATTAATCTTAGGACGATATTCTTTGGGAATATTTGCCGTCTTCGTATATTTCTCAAGAACTTCGGTAATCATATTTGTCAAGATATAACACATCGTGTTGATAGCAATAAATCTAAGTTGTTGATAATCTCTCGACGCGAGATGATTGTGAGGTTTAATTACGAAATTAAACATGAACTCGACCCAAGGATTGAGATTCAAAAAGTTCGAGTCTGTATCAACAATTATGACAGTCTTACGTCTAACGTTTTTCAAACGTTGGATTCTGTCAAAAGAAGGATAATTGTAGAATACAAACTCTTTATAGAAATCCCAGAGATCTTCAAGATTAAACTTAACAGATTCGGGAATTTTATTCGGATTCTTGAATTCCTCAACGTTTTCTACAATCTTAACGAGTTTAGTACGAATTTTCGGCAAATAAGAAAACTCGTAAAGATTGTTTTTGAAATATGCTCGCTTGATATATTCGTCGGATTGATTATTCAGATAGTTAATGAGAAGAGGTTCATATTCTTCTCTATATTCATAAAACATTCCTCTCAGTCGATTAAGAATTTTATCTACTGAGATAAAGGGTAGGAAAGAAGCATCCAGCTCATAATCTTCTTTCCGAATATTTTCCAAGAAATTCATACAGTCATCCAAATCGATAAACGGTGTGTTGTTGGACATGAATGCTTCAAACGCTTGTTGTGTAGTACTTATAAGAGATTGACCCGCAGCGGTTACACTGGTTGCAGTATAAAGATTGAAAAAGTTTGATGTCTCTGCACCAGATGCACCATAATAACTATTCGAATTAACTTTTTCTGTCATTTGAAGTCTGTCGAAAGTTTGATATTCGTAACTACCTTCTTTATGATTGGCCAATTGAGATTTATACTCTTTCCGGAGAGCCATGAATTTCTCCAACATCACAGCCGCCGGATTCAACGCTTGCCCTTGATCCTTAAAGAACACACCAAAACCACCCATAACGGGGTTGGTGCGCTCGATCCAATTGACCACACTCAGCAAATCATCACTAACCGACTTGTGGATGTAGTTATTATGGATTTCAACTTTAGGGTTAACCAAAGTTTCATCGATAATACTGTCGAGAAATTTATTCAATTCTTTTTTATCTAAGTCGGGATACATCTGCATCAAAATATTTCTTTGATGTTTTCTCCATTCTTTAAGAAAAGTGTACCTATCTACGAGTTTGTTACCCATAACCAATCCTCCTATCTTATAGTACAAATAACTTGATACGCGTCTCTATATTTTATATTTGAAACTTTCTTACTTTGCTTTTCTACTATTTTTAATTCAGGAATATTGTTATTTATAAATTTAATAATACTCTCTATATGTTGCCTGTTCTTTTGGTAGCCATATAGCGTAAACCAACTCTTTGTATCTTCTTTGAAAATATCTTTTAAAGGAAGAGGTAATGTGGTGTCTAATGAGTGTAATAAATCATCAAGAATTGATATCTCCTTTTTAACACTATTCTTTTTATATTCATTTTCAAGATACTTATCGATTCTCACAAATAACCCATACATTTTATTTTTATATTTTAACTTCAAAGCGATAATACATAAATTCATCCTTCCTTATTTTTTAAAGTTTATTTTTTCTTCTCAATTGTGTCTGATCTATAATATATATTTAGATTCCTGCTTAGTAAACTGTTAATAAGGGCATTAAAAATCATGTTCTTCAAAAAACTCATACGAACATTAAGGTAAAAAAATGAGGAAAGGGATGAATCTAATGGCTAAATCGCTTCTTTTCGGCTCTACGGTCAACCCGTAGCCGACAATGACGATGTTGAACTCAGTCTTGAATCTGAAGCCCTCATCATGGAGGCTGCTCTTCTGGAGAATCTGAATCCAGAAGAACTCGGCGAATTTATCTCCGATCACAATGAAGTAAATGCTGCATATCAAGATGAAGTCTTGCTTGAAAAATCTATTGTGCGTCTGGACCGCAATGCACGTTTGTCGCAGGCGCAAAAAGTGGCTGTCTTCACGATTGCAAAACAGAAGAACGACCCTATGTTCCGTAAGTTGTTGACGGTATGGCGCATGGAACGCTACCTGGAAGCTGAGCTCTTTAAGAAGTACGGCAATCAGGCTATGCGTCTTGCTCGCCAAACTGTCAGCAAGGCATCAAAATCGCGTTCGTCGACTGTTAAGAAGGTTGCTCAACGTGCACAGAGTCAATTCAACAAGCCGATTGCTCCGAAACGAATGACGCAAATGCCGAGCGTAATTGTACCCAATAGTTTCAAATAAAAAAATAAATCCCTGAATAGGCTAAAACCTATTCAGGGATTTTAATGTCTTAGTTTATGTAAGGTTCATTTTCATGAAGTCGTTGTTGATGCGATCGAGAAATATTTTTCTCATTTTTCTCTCACGATCTTCTGTGTAAATTCTGTCGTAGATCTTTCTGCCATTTTCATCAACAGGGAGTTTTTCAAAAGCGACCATGATGTTACAGAGGTTCTCGAATGGAATCTCATCGATTCTTTCCATGACTACGTCATACATATCATCCCGCATGAATGCAATTTTCATGATGTTGAATTTATACGGGGAGATGTGTTTGGCTACGAAATCCCGACTAAAATATGTGATACATTCATTGATAATTTCCGTAGTCTCATTCTCCCATCCCTGATCACTGTTAGAAAAATTATCTGTACCGATTTTTTTGACAGCATCGTCAAGAAGGGAGAACAGTTCGCCGAAAACAATATCATACGCCTTACTACTATAATTACAAATAAAAAATTGTCGCACCAGATCGTCAGAACTACCAGGCTCACCACTGAACATACGAACTTGTTCGATAAGGATCTCCGAAGCAATGTGGAAAGCATTTTCGATGATGATATCTTCTGTTACTTCATTGAACGTAAGAAGATCTTTGAGATTGAGTTTGGTAAAATTCTTTCTAATGAAATCCATGGGAAGACGGAACGAACTCAGAACGAGATAGCCGTATTCTTCTGGGGTCCCATTGAATTTTTCGGGCATAATCTCTTTCAGAGATTCTTGGTTGAAAGAGCCGTCTTCGTTGAAAAACCCTTTAAGTGCTTCCATTGATAGTCTCTACCTCCATACATGATTTTTATTTATTACCGTATTTATAATATGTATTTAAAAGAAATTAGTAAACCAATATGTCAATTTCTATGATCCGATTAATCTATCGTTGTTCAATTATATATTATAAGGGTGTTAAAGAGGAGATGGTGGATAAGTAGAAAAATACTATCCAGTTAACAAATTAGTGAGAGATATAATAAATAGGAGGTTGGGATTGGATGATAGTGCAACCTGGTTTAACAGAAGAAGCAAAGAAAACAATGGAGTTCCTTTCAAATAATATTTTGATTATTGAAAATCACACAAAGAATAAAAAGTCATATAATGAGTTCATTGAGAAGATCTATGATTTCGTTAAACAGGGTTTTGAACATAAAGAGTTCCGAACCCATCCAGTTTACTTTAAATTCTTCAATCGAGAAAACGAGTATATTCACACACTTCAACTTAGACATTTTTTGACCAATATAATGATGTGGGAACCGTTGGTAAGATTGGAACGGTTCTCACATATCAACCCTCATTACATTGTAGACTGCTCAAAGATATCTGCAAATCTCATTAAGTCATATATTGACAATATGATTATAATTCCATTCAGGAAGCAATTCGACAATAAAAAATTGAATAAAGTTATTCACGACATGATTCATAATCTGTCTAGGATTTCGACAGATTTCAATATGATTCTCGGTTTGTCAATTAATGTTGAGACATTCATTCAAGTTGCAGAAAGAAATCCACGATTCAATGAAATAATCAGAACCAAAATCGATGAAAGTATGCAACCGAAGGAAATTGAGGATTATCTTGATCAACTCATGAATGAAGAAATTGAAATTTTGAAAACAGAAGATAACTTCCTCAAACCCATTCTGATGGCTGGGACAGGTATAAAGCCAAAGCAGCTTACCGAGTTCTCTATTAATGGTGGGTTGAAACCGGACCTCTATGACAACACGATTCCTATTCCGATTAACTCGAACTTCATCGTTGGTGGACTGGGTAATGTAACCAATTATTATCTGGATTCCCTTGGCGGTCGTAAGGCTGCCATTATGAATAAGCACGTAATGGGCAAATCAGGACACTTTGCCAGAATGGTTATGCTTCTTGCGTCTGACATTGAATTGAAGAAAAAGGGTGAGGGTGCTCTCGACTGCGGAACTCTCTATACTGTAAAGATAGAGGTGAAAACTCGTGAGCATCTTAAGAAACTTATTGGACGTTATTATCGTTTCCCTCACACTAGGGAATACAAAGTGATTAAAGCCGAGGATAAACATCTTATCGGCAAAACCATCCTGCTCCGTACGCCTGTAAGATGTGCAGGAAAGAAAATCTGTATGAAATGTTACGGGGAACTGTATTACACGAATAAAAACCTCAAGTCTGTAGGTGGTTATGCAGGAACTCAGGTCACAAACCCACTATCACAAAATATTTTGTCAGCAAAACACTTGCTAACTACACAATCAGAAGAAATAAAATTCAACGAAGAATTTTATAAATTCTTCTCGATAAACGTTAATGAAATTTATCTGAACACCGAGAATGAGGATGTTGATATCAACCAATATAGCATGATCATTATGAAGGATAACGTTCAGACAATTGATCAATTCGATGATAGTGAGTTCAACTCATACATCTTGTTGTTCGAATTGAAAAACCGTAAGACCGGCGAGATCATCGAGATCCGTGAGCAAAACGGAGGAGAAATGTATATCTCTGAAGATCTCAAAAGGTTACTGGACAATAACAGATCATCCAGAGACTATTACGAGATTCCATTAAGCAATCTGTCTTTTGACGATAGATTGTTTGTCATGGAAATTGCAAATAATGAACTTACGAAGCCCCTATATAGCATCATGAACCTTCTTAATAGAAGTGATCATGAAGGATGTACTACTGTGGACGAGATGGTTCAAAAGTTTCTTGATCTCCTTATCGAATCGAAATTCTCAGTAGACTCTGTTCACGCTGAGATTTTGATTAGACCGTTGATTAGGAGTACGAAAGATATACTTCAACCGCCGAATTATCGAAAATATGTAGAAGGTAACGAATATAGGATCTTGACAGTAGACTCTGCTCTTCAAAACCATCCGTCTGTTCTGATCAGTCTATCGTTCCAAGATCTGAGCAGACAATTGATCAAGCCCATCACATTCAGAAAGAGTGGATCTTCGTTCATCGATCCGTTCTTCAAAGAAAAAATTTAAGAATAATGTCTCGGGTTATCCCGAGACATTATTTTTTTATTTACATAAACTCAAAGATTTTAAGTATATATTATAATAACGTAATAAATAATAATCATATTGGAGGTATTGATATGGAGAAAGTAATGGCAACTGGAATTCCTCTTGCAAAGTGGGCACGTCAAAATGATCCGGGTGATCATAAGTTTAAGCAATACTACTGGGATCAGATAACTTTGTTGCAAATAAAATTGGCCTTCTGTTCTTCGATGATCGACTGACAATCAACGGACTCGGTTTGAGAATAAAAGTAATCGAGTCTCATGTGGCCAAATCTCTGAGACTCCCAGTATTCTTCTTGGATTTCAAAGATATTTTCGGGGTCGAATTCATACTCGCAAACAATCTCCTCGGATGGAGAGTCAGCGTGAATAGTGTTATACCCCTCACTGTCGATTTCTATAATATAGTCGACACCAGAAATAGAAATCATCTGATCTTCGATGCTGGTTATAGTGAGGATATGGTATATGAATCCCATGAAGATAACAAGTATCGCTTCACTTTCAATTGCTCTGACANCTTTGACCTCTATGTCGCATTAACCATCATCAGGAGTCATCTTATCCACACGAATAACTTCATTCCTAAAAAAGCTGGTTGAGGTGATCTATATAATGAATAAAAGAATACGATTTGTAAAACGATACAATCCCAGTGAATGGACTCCTAAAAAAGAAACTTATGAGGATTATTGTGAACGTCATAGAAAGGCCGGCACGGAACCGTTGAATGAGATTCAATGGAGAAGAACAATCGTCGATAGAAATTGGCCTATTTTACACTGATCATTAAAAACAAGGATGGATAGAGATAACCATCCTTGTTTTTTTTATTTTTATAAAAACTTTATTATAAAGTGATATCTCTTAGTTTTTTTGGAGGTGTCTATGATTGTATGAAAAAAACTATAACTGTACGCCATACATCTATCATAGTCACTAACTATGAGCTTGGTGAAAATAAAAATCTGGAAAATATGCTATCAATTTGGGACCCCATCTATTATAAGATGGACACCCCCGGATTTTTTTATAATGCTGAGAAGAAACAACTTTATTTACCCAGAGGTATAGATTTAAATTATCTTGAAAGAGCTTTCGGCNTAAGATGTAAAATTAGCTATGAGCATGATCCCGTAGAACCTGCATCTTTTCGTCTTTTAAAAGAGCCTAGAAACGATATACAGCGTAAATCTATTTCATTCCTGTTGGGTGAAGGTGAGTTTAGATATGCGAAAAAATATTCCCAACAGGCTCTTGATTTGGATACCGGTGATGGGAAAACATATTGCGTAATTGCAGCTTTGACTTTCCTTAAAATGAAAGCGATTATTATAACTCCCAATGATAATATTAAGAAACAGTGGATAAAATCTATTATAAATATGACGGATTTAAAAGAACCTTTCATATTTAATATAAGCGGAAGTGATGCTATCAGGAAACTTCTCTCTATGAAGAAAATTCCTTATAAAGTATTTTTTGTTAACCACCAGACCATCCACAGCTTTGCTAAAAAAGAAGGATGGGATGCTGTTGGTGAATTCTTTGTAAAATTGGGTATTGGAGTGAAGGTTTATGATGAGGCACATTTCAACTTTGAAAACATGAATTACATCGACCTTCATACCAATACAAAGAAAACAATATATCTTACTGCTAATTTCGAACGTTCACATTTCCGTGAAAATATAATTTTTGAAAGATGTTTTAAGAACGTCCCTAAATTCGGTAAAGAAATGGCAGATGAGAAGAGAAAGCATATCATAGCAGTTATTGTGAGATATAAAACACGTCCGGACATGGGCACTAAGGCCGCTGTTAAGGGTGTACATGGTTTTGACAGAAATAGATATATCGACTATCAAATTGGACAAGAATTATTCTATAAAAAGATAATGGAAGTTCTCAATTTTATCGGAGATAAAGAAGGTAAAATAGTTATTTATTTATCAAAAAACGATGCAATTGACACATTGTATGATTTTCTGATGGAGAATTATGATAAGAGAACCCCGATGAAATACAATTCGACAATAAGTCCAGAAGAAAAAGAAAAAGCTTTGAACTCTGAGTTAATTTTGACGACACCAAAGTCACTTGGTACAGGCTCAGATATTCCCGGACTGCGATTTATAATCAATACTGAGCAATATACTTCACCTATTACAGCAAATCAAATGCAGGGAAGATTGCGGGAATATGCCAAAGATAAATTTACATTCTATTTTGATTTGGTTGATGTTGGTTTCCCTCAAACTGAGGGAATGTTAAGAAAGAGAATGAAAACGTTCAAAAAGAAATGTGCTCAGATTATTGAATTAAAACAAAAATAATTAAAATACGGGGTTTATCAAAACCCCGTATTTTAATTTATATATTATATTTTTGATATTAATAAATAATTAAGGAGGAATTAAAATGACTGGACAACAATCGGCAACCGAAATGAAAAAACCGAAGCTTCTTTTCGGCCAAATTCGTGAAAGAGACGATGAATATGTTGACGAGGCTTTTGTTGTAATTAAATTGACGAATAACAGCTATGTTGCCGTCAAATTGTCTGATGATGGTGAACATGGTCCTATTCGTGAATGTGAACATTTTGAAGAAGTGTTTAAAGTTGTGAATAAACGAATTTTTGCAGAATATTGCACCATTGAAGGTTTTATGGAAGCCTTCCCAAATTTACTGAAAAAGAGAGGGAATATAGTCGAACCAGCATTTTTCTCTCTATTCAATAAGATTGTAGAAAGTGTGCTTAATGATAAAGGTTCATTCAATCGGGGGAAAAATAATGAAAATGCTCAAATAGATGTCGATATCTATTCAGTTACCTTTCATTTGAAGGGTGAAGTCGTTGAATGTTGGTATAACGACCGTAACAAAAATAAAACTGGAAATTCTGTAGAGATACCCCTCACTGTTTTCTTGGCAAACAACATTACCAAAGATGTGACAGAGAAAATCGTTGAAAATATGAAAAAGAAAAAATATTCTATGGCATCTTTTGGTAGGAGTAAGATGAGAGACGTTGATGACGATTTCTCCAATGCAAGAAATGTTCATTGTCGAAAGACAAATAGGGTTTTATCTGAAAGAGAAGCAGAAAATGAATTTAGATTGCCTATA